ATATAGAGCCAATTATATTTACTAGTTATTTAATATGATATACTGGGCGTATCTGGAACGGATACGTTGCTTCTAGGTTCAACCGAATCGGGGAAATAGCTGAGGTGCTGAACAGTTCCATGACGGAATTTTTCAAGAAAAATGACTCCGTAAGGGCGAGACCTGACTATCTTGCAGACAGCATCAATCCTCTTCCGCCAGGAAAATCCGATATGCGCCGGAACAGGCCATCCTGCAATGGTGTTTCGAACAAACAGATGTTACGGACTCGGCATCATGTGTTCGAACATCGCAACCTTGCTGCCTTATGCCGGTCGCGTCATCGAGACGCTTCCACAGCTTGCTCCGGCACTGTTCGGACTGCTCGAAGGGGCCTTGAGGAGGAACGCATGGCGGATACCTGCTGACTGTGCCGATTGGGGCTTTTGACGAGGATGCCGCCGTGTCTCGGAAAACACGTCGAATGGGATTGCGGAACTGCACGCCAGTGCCGTTTGTCCCGTTTCATAGCCAGATAGGAAGGAAAAGATATGAGTCTCGGAAAATGGATACCTGTGGTGATTGCGATTCTGACCGTCATAGCGGATGAGATGGACGAGTAAAAACGGTGGAGGCTGAAAAATCAGCCTCCACCGTTTTTTTTTGTTTCAAAACCTCATCCTGTACGGGCAGCGGACAGAAAAAAGAAAGATGAATCTTCCCAATCTATCTGAAAATTTCCCATTGGTTCATCTAATATAGCGGGATAAGAGCGGGATAAAAGGGCTTGCAAAAAAAAAGCCCCTTAGAGTATCTCTCTAAGAGGCTGAATTTTCTGGTGCGCCCGACAAGAATCGAACTTGTGGCCTACAGCTTAGGAGGCTAACAAAGCACTTTTCCTAGCATATCCTCTGGTATCCTGCGATAGCCTAATCTCATAATTCTCGTGAGTTATATTTCCTAGGCTATCCTTTGCTATCCTGACGTATCCGCCTTATGGTAGCACAGCGGTAGCATGGGAGGTAGCATGGCAAAACGCGAGAAAACGAAATACCCCGGTGTCTATGAACGGGTACTTATTGATAGAAATGGAAAAGCTGATGTGGCATTTGACATCGCATATCGTCACGATTCGAGAAAGATATGGGAGACTGTAGGGAGAAAAAGTGAGGGCGTCAATGCTTCTTATGCTTCTCGTATTCGTGGTGAACGCCTAAAGCATATAGAGAATAATGACTTTGTGGCTCCGGGTAATGTCCCCACTTTTAAACAGGCTGCGCATCGTTTCTTAACAGTGCATATGGCGGGTAAGGCGTCCGCAAAAAATATGACCGGATACCTTGAACACCATATTATACCGATCTTCGGAGATGCGAGAATGGATAAAATCCGTCCCATGCACATCGAAGAACTGAAAAAGGCTATTCAAAATAAAGGTCTTTCTCCTCAGACAGAAAAGCATGTAATCGGATTTGTCAGGCAGGTTTATAGAAAAGCAAAATTATGGGGAGTGTATGCGGGCAGTATCCCCACGGAAGGGGTGCAGCTTCCGACAGTTGACTCCGCACGGCTTCGCTTCTTGACTGAAAAAGAAGCGCGGATTTTGCTAGATGAATTAAAAAAAAGAAGCCCGCAATGGCACGATATTGCCTATGTTTCTTTGTATACGGGAATGCGGCTTAGAGAAGTTTTAAGCCTGAAGGTGGGGCATGTAAACATTGCCGCGAGGATTATCAACGTCATGGACGCGAAAGCGGGAACGCGGGCAGCTTACATGAATGAAGAGGTGCAGCGTATTTTTTTACGTCGTTGCGACGGGAAGGATACGGAGGGATTTGTTTTTGAGCAAAAAGGAGGGGGACATATCCGGTACATTTCGTCTGCATTCAAACGGACTGCGGACATGCTCTTTAACGAGGGTATAACTGACGCAAGGTACAAAGTCGTTTTTCATACCTTGCGTCATACTTTTGGATCTTGGTTGGCACAGAAAGGAGTACCGCTGTACACAATCGCGGAACTCATGGGGCATTCCACACTTGAGATGACAAAACGGTACTCTAAACTTTCACCGGACACTAAAAGGGATGCCCTATCCCTGTTGCCAAACATTACATAACCTTCTGGCGATGGTGTTCAAGCCATTTTTTGATAGATTCATGCGTATATGCAACGGGACTGTTGTCTGTAACTTGAACAAAAGCCGGACCCTCGCGGTTTCTACGAAGTTTTTCAAGAGTAGACTTACCTATGGGGTATACTTTTGCGGCTTCTTCAGTCGTGATATAAGGTTTAGCGAGAATTCGTTGTGTTTCTGCGAACTCTGATAGTGCAGCAGAAAAAGCCATATTGAGTTGTTCTTGCGGAATATTATGAAGCGTTTCCATAGTTGTCTCTTTTCCTCCTACGCGGCCCGCTCGTACACCCGCGTCCCAATCTCAGCGATCTGCGGGTCGACATTTTCGAGCGCATTGCACAGCGTGGTCAGCGTGTTGAGCAGGTTGTGCCAATGAAGGCCCCGGAAGTAGGCGGGGCAGGTGTTCCGGGCGTCTTCGAGAAAGGTCAGCCCGGCCCACATCCCGGCGCCCCATTGCGTCCAACGGGTGGCGTCGCCGGAAGCCGCCTGAATGTCCCCGACATGCCCGGCAAGGATATGGAACCTCCTGTCGAGATCTCGCTTTGCGCCAGCAGACAGCCTGCGCTGGACATCATCGCTACACCGTTCGATCCAGCGGTCGACCTTCTCGACTTGTCTGCCGAGGTCGCCAAGCTGTGCCAGCATTTCCGGCTTGAGGAGGGATAGCGCCACGGTGATCATGGACAGGGCCAGAACACAGCGAGTGTGCTGGATGGCCTCGTGCGGGTACGGTATTACGGGGTTGATGGGTCTTCGCATGTCGTTTCTCCTCTTTAAAAGGAAAGCCCCTTTCGGGGCTACTTCGGTTCACGGGGTTCGGGGATGGGGCCAGCCCATTCTAGTCCAAGATGTTCAGGTTTTTCACCCCGATATGTCCTGCTTGTAACTGAGGAGAAAAATATTCTTGCTTCTATTCTTACTCGGCCTTTAGGCGTGTTGCGCTCATAAATGGTGAAAATGATAGGGGGATCGCCTTTCATCTTGCGTGTCCAGTACAACCCCGGTACCTTCGGCGGCTCGGTCGTCCACGTCAGCGCTCGGGGCAGGTTGTTCCACCAGTCATAGCATTCATCGGTAAAAACAAACCTCTTTCCGCCCATTCTGAACGGGCATCCCGGTTCGCCTTCACATATCACACGTAAATATCCATTGTGGTATTCAACATGGGCTGTTGCTTGACATAATGGACACGGTAGCAACGTCAGTTCTTCGGACATGATTCCTCTCGTATTTTTTTGTATTTCTTCATTAAGTCATCCATCAGATATGGAGGTAAAGACAAAGGAGTGACGCCATTATTTTCAAGATGTTGCACTAGTACATTCGTCTTTTTTACAGTATCCCATGCCGTTTTCAGCTCATCTGCGGTATATCCCATATCAAAAGCATGGGCTTTGCCTACGGTTATACGGTCTCTAGTGCGGCTCATCTCCCTTCCTCCACGGCCTCACGTGCCGCTTCGCGTGTTTCCTCGACTGTCTTGACGCAACACTTCATTTTTAATGATTCCGGCATTAACAGATTCGCTGCTTCACAAAGTTTATGCGCCAACCAATCCGCCTCCCGATCCATCCGTTCCAGTTGATCCTTGACCTGTTTGTCTGCTTCATCGCAATCGTCGATGTGACCAGAACCGCCACACCAAGGGCAGTTATATCTTTCGGTAAATTCTTCTTCGGTCATGTGAGTATGACCCGGCAACGGTGACGGGATTTCCCCTCCCCATGCTGCGGCTGCTACTTCTGACATGGTGACGGCGTGTTTCCGCGATAGTTCCAGTTCCCGGCACAGCCTGAAAATGGTGGTCGCCGGACTAAGTTTGTCGAGTTCCTTGGAGTCTCCGAGCATGTCGCCAATGGCGGCGGTTCGGATGCTGGCGAGTTCTTCGGGGGTGATCATTCTTTCGGCTCCGTAGCTTGATATGCGTCTTGGAGGACTTCTTCCGACGTCCTTATCACCCATTCTCCTGAGCAAGAAACCTCGCCGCTTGCCTCTTCGGAAAGGTATTTCACCATCTCCACCAGCCTCGGCACGGCGTTGCACGCGGCGACGATGTATGTGGCGTCGGCTCTGGTTATGTTATCCGTAACGTTTTCCTCTTCGTCCTCGATAGCTTTTGCATCTTCGCTTTCGATAGAGGAAAAAGGCCAGATAAACCCCATACCGTCACGACGGGGTTCAATGTTATGCTTCCACGGCCCCGGTGTTGCCGCTTCCCTCAGCCGTTCAAGCTCGTCAAGCCACTCCTGAGCTGTCATTGGTTCGTTCCCCCGGTATATTTGTTTCAAAGTCGTTGCATATCCCGCGTGCAGCCACACAAAAATTGTGCAAGTCGCAAAAGTAGGTTGTTTGGTATGTGTAGCTGGAGTAGCGCCCCACGTGCTTGCAAAACCTGGACTCATTCTTTTGACGCGGCCTGTAGCCACATGCATTCTGCCTATCCCGCACAAGTTCCCGTTCGAGCTTGTGGGCTTCTGTGAGGGAGTTGACCACGATTACGATTTGGGGTTCAGGCATCCTCTCTTCTCCTGCTCACTGTTCAGCACTTCTTCCCAAGCTTGAGGCGTTACCCGTCCGCATGTTTTGCATTCTCTCAATGTCTTGCATCCTCTCACCCGACAATACGGGTCGGGACATCCCCCGATGGGTACTGTCACATAAGCCCTGCACATATACGCCCGCGCAATTGCCTCTTTCGAGCACTTCATGATTTCATCAAGAGAAATTTCGTTCATTGTCCATCTCCTCTTCAACGTACAAGCGGGCGTGCTTCAACCCGCAGCGTGTAGCCTGAGTGCCAAATCGGTTATAGTTACCATCACAATTGTCAGGGCAGTCACCAGCATAACCGTAAGGGCAATCATAGTCGTATTGGAGACAGGGTTGCGCTCCGTTTGCAGCGACCACCGCCACTCTCGCCTCAAACTCGGCGGCGTCGCGGTAGTCTGGACAAAGAGACAGCCCGTACAAGCTTCTGGAACGACAAGAAGAGCACAGTTCATAATAGCCAACCCGATTCGGACAAGTATCACAATGTTGGGTGCGTTTCTTCCGCTCCTCCAGCCACTTTTTTTCCTGTTTCGTCAGCATATCTCCCTCCCGTCATCCCTTCATCTTGCAAGCCAAGTCACCCAAACAAAGAAAACTATCACCGTAACGTAGAACGCCCATTCCCATTTCGTCATATCATCCAGCGTGATTCGTATGCGCGGCCCACGGTTTGGGGTATGAAAAGCCCCGCCGGGGGAGGGCGGGGCGTGGGGTGCTTCAATATTGAGGTAACTATCCGATCTTTTGGAGATAGTTATATCGAGAGCAAACGCTATGCAGGTCGTGTGCGGGAATATACGCTGCACATCCTTCGCGTTTTTCCCCGGTTGCTTTCAACGGACAATCCGCGAAATATGTCCCTTCACCATCGCAGTGTTCGCAGGTTGTGCATTTTCCGATAATGCTGTCGATCTCGTAACCGTGTATTTCTTCAAAATCACATACAAATTCTTCCACATAAGCATTGTCTTTACAGTCATCAAGGCATCTTTCTGCTTGCTGATATGTAAGATACTCTTTATGACATATCGGACAAACATATTTTTTTACTTTCATACTTTCTCAGCAATCCTCAGCTTGCTTGCCGGAACCGTCCATTTCCCCTCGTATCCGTACACGGTGACGTACATAGCCTTGCGGCCTTTCCCGAAATCACGGGGATACGGGGCGCAGGATGCCGTAACGGTGACAGTTTGACGTTCGCCGCCTACCTTGGCTCGGTAGAGGAAACGGCGTCCCGGAATTATCGATGTCAAATCAGGACATTTTAGTCTGATGTCTGGGAGGGCGTCGGTGTCGGGCATGGCGTTACTCCGTTGAACTCTTTCAATGTTCCGTCGCTCCATATGACTCTGTGGGTACTGTTCTCAGAGTCTACAATGACGAACACGATGTCCTTCTTCTGCTTCTCTGAAAGTATCCCGCTCATCTCACCAGACCTATACGCAAGATGCATACAGAAAAAGAACATGATGAGCGCGTAAACCATCCCCATAAATTTTGAGTTCATGAATTTTGCGAAGGAGCTATTCATGGTTGCCCTTATTCTTAAGTTCCTTCATCAGCTTATACAGGAGGGGCGCTTTACCGTCTTCTCTGTCGCGTTCATCTTCATAAAGACGTGTCAGTTCATCCCACTGTTCGACAAAGGGTTTCCATTTCGGGAATCTTTCCGCAACTTCATGTAAGCGTTGCTTCCATTCCGGTATGAACTTGAGCAAGAGATAACAGCGTCGGAAATCAGACGGGTCATGAGGTACATCGTATCTAAACCATGAAGGACTGGTATTGAAAACCGTGTTGTCGACCATTCCGGTTAAGACTGCGTGAATCGTTTTAGAAGAAATTCCGGTTTCTCCGTTGGCTAACCACATCTGTTCCCGCCATTGCTGTGGAAGCGAAAGTACCTCAGCCGTGTAATACCCGTACAAATCAACGCTCACAGTTCACCGCCTCCCGCAGTTCCTTTCCCGGCCTGAACTTCACGGCCTTGTGCGCGGGGATGGGGATGCTTTCCCCGGTGCGCGGATTGCGGCCTTGACGTTCGGGCACGTCCACGACTTCGAACACGCCGAAGCCCTGAATTTTCAGGAAGCCGTGTTCAACGATAGCCCGTTGGAGCGTATCTAATACCTGATTGACGACACGTTCGGTCATCATGATCGAGTTCATGGTGCCCATGGTGTCTGAATTTCGAAGCATCCTGACAAATTCGGATCTGTTCATGGCGTTACCTCAAAAGAAAGGCCCGGTGGTGAGCCGGGCCGGGGTGGTTATTCTGCCCACGCGGGGCATTGGGCGTGCTGGTCACATTCGGAACACTTCAAGTCGTTCACCTGCTTTTCAGTTTTCGGACAGGTGATCATATTGACGGGTTGCGCTTCCGGCGTGCTTCCCGTGAGTGCCGCGTTTAGGCCATCTGTCGGCGTCAATTCAGGAAGAACAAGTTGGGATTCCCCGCGTTCTGACTTGTCGTCGAGGTCAACGGCCATTGCCAGCATTTCCGTCTGAGGAAGCCAAGCGGCAAGACGTTTGATGGCTGTCTTCATCCACATGGCTTCTGGAGAAGAAATCCACGGGCTGTCCTTTCCATACTTTTTGTTCGCGGCGAGACTGGCGCTAGTCTTTTGTGCGCGCTCGATGTCCTTTTTATCAACAAGTCGAAGCATCCCCTCACCGCCGCCCTTGAGCGTACATGCTGCATAGGCCGCAATAAGTTCTCCCTCGCGGGCTTCTGGATGCAGTAGATCGACTTTGTGGGTAATGGTTGGTGTGATCCCTTTACGGTATTCGAACATACCGTTTTCAACCTCAGCCCTGTATACAACATCGGCATTGAATGATGAGACAATGCCAGAACGATATACGAGCTGTAGAAACCCTTTGTATCCAATTTGAAATTGGCATTCATCCTTATAGGGAATAAGATATGCCAATTCCTGCGGCGTATTGGGCTCAAGGTTGAGCTGTGCACAGTTCATAAGAGCCGCTGCAAAGCTTTCTTGCGAGCACTTCATGAGTTTTGGATTTTTACGGACAGCGGTCAGGCAGATACGTGCAAAACGTTCTGCCTTGATTTTTCGCTCCCGTTCCGATGTGCCATTCATCACCAAAGCAATGGCTGGCATCTGCGATTTGATAAGGTCTGTGATATTGTTCTGCGGTACAAGTTGACTCATGCGGCGAACCTCCTCTTGTAAGCCCATTCGGGCAGGTCGAGATCGATGATTTCAGAGACGTATCCGGGCCAGAGGCCGGATTTGGCGCAGGTTGCGTATGTGCTGAGTGCGTCCTTGATTTCTTCAAGTCCGACTTGCTGCGCGGCCTCGCTGACGTTGGCGGCTGTGACAAGGTGGGGGGCGGTCTTTTCGACGGCGACGAGCACGAATACGCTGGAGTCCATGCCCACGGCCCGGAGCGCCCGGCGGTACCAGACGGCCTGTCTGTGGTATCCCCACTTGAGTACGGAGCGGGCCAAACCTTCCGGGCTGGCGTCGTCAGTGCTCTTGAGGTCAACGGCGACGAGCCCGAACCCCGGCACGGTTGCAAGCATGTCCAGCCGGGCCTTGCATGGAATTTCGAGCCCGTCCACGGTTTCGCTCCAGTATATAGAGACTTCCGTCCGCTTATCCTTTGCAGTCATCAACTTGCCGATCAAAGGATGAATCAGAACGGATTCCGCCATTGCCGAAGCTGCATTGTGTATTTTGGCTGGCACCAGTTCCAGCCCTGCGGCCTTGGCGGTCGCGGCTTCTTCCTTGCCCGCCTTGGTTGATCCGTTGAATTGCTTCACGGCGTACCGTTTGCCGAATTCTCCGGGTTCGAGTGCGAGGCAGTGGAAAACAGAACCGAAAAGGAATGCTTCCGTTTCCTCTTCTGTAACGCCGTCCATCCAAGCTTTGAATTTGGCGGGGGCCTGCCTGAGCTTGTCCATGCCGCTTTTGCTGATGGCGCGGGTGGCGTGGTATGTTTCTGGCGGTTCATTGAGCCGCATTTCTGGCTTCATTATGACATCTCCTTTTCAAAGCGAGTTCCACCTTTTGCCGGGCACTCAGATGCCCCGCAGCATGGTTGCACTCAGCACAGGCAAGGGTCATGTTCCGCAGGTCATCAAGGCCATTTCCGGCTAGTGGAACGATATGTTCTATCGTTGCTGTCTCAAGCGTCAGCGTTGCTCCGCAGTACATGCAGTTCCACCCGTCGCGTTTTGCGATTGAGTTGACCAGCAACCTGCGTCTTGAAGCACTGCGGGGTTTACGTTCCCTCTTTCCGCCTCCGTTCCAGTTGCGTTTTTTCCGAAAGCACCGAAGAACCCCGAAAGCCCCATTCCTGTCTTTCGTGATTTCTCCGTCAGCGTCCTTGAAGATGATTGCCACGCCGCCTTGGGTGGTAAACCTTAAGACTTCATAGGGATTCGTTGGGGCAAGCACTTCCGAACCGTGAGCAAGAAGCCACGAAGTGAATTGATCAAGTTCGTCTTGGTTCATCACATCCCCCTCACCCATTCGCATGAGCTTATGAAGATCGCCACAACCATGAGGACCACGCCCAACGCCCACGGAGGGGGTGCCAAACGCCCGCGCTGAGGTGGCATTGGGAACCGCTTCTTGCCGGGAGGGGTTACGTACACTTCCTTGATCATGCCGCCGCCTCCAGCCGTTCAAGAACGGCGTCGATTCCGCCATCCTCGTCGATGAACTGGCAGTTGGTGATGGGCCGCGTGGGGACGAGTTCCCCATCATCCCATTCCGCCGCCCGGAGGCTCCAGCCCTCCCGTGTCGCCTTGAGGAACGACATCACGGCTGCGGGTGAATTGAAAAAGTGTCTGACCGTTCCGCCGTAGAGCGAATTCCCGGTTTCGATGCAGAAGAATGTTTGAGCCATAATCTTTCTCCTATTGAAGTCTGGATCGGCGTCCCAATCCCAATAAAAAAGCCCGTTGTGGGGCTTTTCGATGGGGCTAGGCTGGAGATTTGCATTGTCAGAGCAAAAATCTTTTTTTGATTTGCGTTTTTACGAATGTAACCGCCCATTTTTTATGAGTATTGCCAGCGATGCAGATATGCCTCTTGATGTCGTCAATACACGAAAGAATGCACTTCTTTTCATCTTTCAGCACGGCGTTTTCAGCCCGTAGGCGCGCAATCAGGGCCTGCGCCCTCTCTAATTCCTTTTCTTTTTCCTGAAGTTCTATGATCCTGCCAAGGGATAGCTGAAATTTTTCATGGAGTCCTATCATCGCTTCCTCCGTTTCTTTCGGTCTTGAATCCCAATCCCAATAAAAAAGCCCCGTTGTGGGGCTTTTCGATGGGGCTAGGCGTCCTCACTGCAAAAAATGGCTATAAAGTCTTCTCGTTGTGCGGCCCTTCCTGCGGCCCGTGCAGCGTCCCATGCTGCGGACCATACTGCGGCCCATGCTGCGGACCCTGCTGCGTACCGTGCGTCCCATGCGTCCCATGCTGCGTCCCATGCGTCCCGTGCAGCGTCCCGTGCAGCGTCCCGTGCGTCCCAAAGTTCATCTTCGGTGGCTTCCCCGACCGCGTATGCCTCAGCTACGTCAAGCGCTCGCAGAGAACGCTCATCGGTGAGCAGGTGCTGAACCTGACGCACACATCTGACTGCGAAAAGGCGTACTTCTGGGGCATCTATGCTTCTGAGCGCCCAAATCGCGTCATCCAAACCGTTCGATTCAAGGATGGTCTTGAAAGAAAGGGGTTCGTCGTCAGCCCTAGTCTTCCCGAGGGAAGCGAGTAGTGTTCCCCACCCATCACGGCACGGCGAATGCTCGCGGATTTTATTCAACGTCGTGTAAAACATATCGTTCTCCTTTCATTGATCCCGGCGGAGCCAATCCCCGCCGGGCCCATGATACCCATGCGCCAACGTCTGCGCATGGTTCGGGGCAACGCTTGGTCTGTCGCTGCCCCTCTCATGCGTGGGCCGCCGAACTGTCAGAAAGTCAGCTTGCCGCCCATGTTCTTGTCTTTCCCTTTTCCGTTCTCTTCCCCGGCTTGCTTCATCCACCGGGGGCTCCACCCATGCTTTCGCTACCAGAGGCCAACGCCATGCCGCTTGATGCGGGTACAACGTCGCGCTTGGGGGCATCGTCGCGCTGATTGTCAAAGAACTGTGCGGGGCGTTCCCGCGAAATTCGCTATCCCGCGTAGCGGGCTTCTGATTCGGAGAGCCATCCGCTGAACCAGCCGTCGAGCAATCCCTTGCGCTGGTAGTCGCTGGCGTTAACCACTTCCCCGCCGAACTCTTCCGCGAACTCGCAAGCCTCTGTGAAGCTGTCGAACTCATCAACACAATCCAGTTCCGAGTTGTTCGGGTTCTGGCTGATTACGATGTAGGCGGCGTTCGTGGTGGTCATGGCTGTTCTCCTTCTGTTCGGCCTAGGCTTGCGCAATTTTATAGATTTCGCCATTCTGTTTCACGATATACCCAACCAACTTGAGCCCATTGCATTCAACTCGTGAAACGTTACGGGGCTCTTTGATATTCCAAATGAAATGCATGTAAGAGTTGCCCGCGAACACAGCCATTTCCTTTCCGAGCTTCTTTGCGTAGTGGGCTGCGGCATAGAGTGCCGCGTTAATGTCACTAGGGTTTTCACGATAGTATTTGATACATCCACTCTTGGGTTTCGCAGTGGCAAGCAATTGGGGTTCGATGGTGATGTTCATTCTGCTTTCTCCTTTTGGCGGGGTTCGTTCCCCGTCTCGTTGAAAACAGAATAGGTAAAATTTACCTTTACGTCAAGAGAAAAAGCAAAATTTTCTCCTAAAATTTGGCAACAAAAAAGCCGCCAATTACGGCGGCTCAAATGAGTTATGTTTTGTCAGTCTGTTACATCATTTTTGTGTTGCCAAAAGAGCTTTGATTTTCTCTTGTTCCTCTTTTTGTGCCCGGTCTGCCTCAGTCAAGGCTTGTTTGATGGTATCAATCCAAGGTAACCCCAAGGCGGCACAAAGGTTCATCACGTCTGTCATCCTCAATTGTTGTGGCTTTCTGTTTTCTCCAGATCCTTGCCCCTTCCTGATTGATTGAACCTTTCTCCGAGAATCAGCAACGTGAGGGAATGCAAGCGAGCCAAGGGCTTGTTCGGTCATGCCTATGACTGTGCGGCGTTCCTCAAGTGCTCTTCGGATGGATTCTTCAAACGCGACCATCCCGGTTTCGTTTAGCACCTGAATTTCTCCTTTTCTCCCAGTCATAGCAAAAACTCTCCTTTTACTCTTGGCGTATTTTTTTGCATTGACAAAGAGGTAACTTTTACCTATAAGGAAGTCAACAGGGCACGCCCAACCGCCCCGCGAAGAAGCGAACAGGAGGGAGTAGGCCACCGCTCAAGGGGCATGGTTGCCGGGGGAGGTAAACCCGCTGGCGGCATCCATCCAAAGCCCGACGAACCAGAAGCCAACGCGTCGGCGGGTAGAGTTTGAGGGGAGAAGACCTTGGCAGGGTGCCGCAAACGGCATTGACGCTTCCCAGCTCACACGGTTTGCACGTTGTGGGTGCCTGAATGCGAGAGACGGCTCCGTCCGAATCACGCAAGGCGCAAACCCGGTTGGGGCAATCCCCGACAAGGGGAGTTTTGCGCCTTTCGCTCAATACTCACCATCCGAATCAGGTAAAGCTTAACTGCCTTTTGTCTTTGGTTTTCTGCATTTTGGCTCTAGGCATATGCCTTCCCCCTCTTCGCTACCTAGAGCTAGGGTCAGGGCGGGAACCGCCCTCTTGCCGAATGGGGAGCGCGGGAAAGATGAAAAAAGGGGAACGGAATCTCAAAAGCCGTTTTCAATTCTTTTTGAGATTCCGGGAAGTTTGAAAAACAACGCTGAAATAGGACATTTTACTCTGTGCGTAGCCTGTCCACGAACTTTATGGGCAATTTATAAGCGATTTATGGGATTTTATGAGTTTTAAGAATATCAACTTTTTCAATAGGATACACTATTTTATCTTCTAAGTAAGCTCATTTTAATAATCGTTCTTTGACAATCAGCCCCCATAACCCGCCCAGTCCGGTGGTAGTGTCATCGGTGGTATGGCGGATAGGGAAAACTTCATGGGCGGGAGGCATCGAACCACCCGCCCACATGCGGTTACTGCCCAGAGGAGAGGTCTGGGACTTCACAGGTTACATTAACGGCTCGGCTATGACCGATGCATAGGGAACACCGGGAGTCGCCAAGTCCTAGACCTGCGGCTAGACGCAAACAACCTTATCCACGCTCTAGCATGGTTCGGGAGTACGATTTCTCGCGCTCCCTTTCATGCTGGCGGTCGAACTGTCGAAAGGTCAGCTTACCGCATCTTATTCTTCATTTTTCTTCAACAGAGGCCAGAGCATGACGAACACGCCAGACACGAAGAACAAGTCACTGACTACGGACATGAGCATGTTCGTAAAGTCGATGCCCACGGCGCACAGCCCACAAGCAATTGCTCCAGCAACGCGCCAGTTAAGCATTTTCAAGCCCGTAATCACGCAGGTTAATGCCAAGCATGGATGCGACTTCCTTGAGCACCTTGACCTCTTCGGGCTCGATCTCGCCGTCAGATTCGGCAATGGTCACCATGACATTGAAGCACAAGAGCTTTTCGTCAGGGCTCGCCTTGAGGTCTTCGATTTCCTTCATGGCCTTCTGGCGACCGATGCGGAACCCGGTTTCAAACTGCATCCTGAACATGTTGATGGTTTCGCTGATCTCGCTTCCGAAATGTTGCAGCTCAGGCAGTGCATTGATGGTCTTGTCGAGCTTGGCAAGTTCCGCGTCCTCGCATTCACCATCAGCATAGGCCACCAAGAGAGCACCTCCGACAATGGCCTGCATGAGATCGCGGTTTTCGACCTTGGCGAGTTCCGCCTTGCCCTTCTGAACATTCTTGCCGAACATTTTGCTAAAGAATCCCATTGAATCCTCCCTTATGCTTTAAATTTATGCTGCTATGGTCGGTCAACAGCTACCTTGCGCCCTTTCGGGGTACGTCACTCATGACGCCTTTTCTCGCACCATACCCACGAAGGGCACCTTGTCCTTTGCCTTCTGAATCGGAACGCCGTTCCGTGTTGATGCAGGGAAATGAAGTTGGCTGACATCTCACCATCTTGAGGGCTAATGGTTATCCCCGCATCACAGGGAACGGCGATATTTGAACGTGGCAGCCGGGGACGGGATCGAACCGTCGATCACAGGGTCAAAGCCTGTTGCCGTAACCGCTTGGCTACCCGGCTGTGTGTCGCTGTTTCGAGCGGATGGAGCCGCCTTTGCTTGCCATGCCGAATCTGGCAAACGCACCGCAGATATTCGGCTCTCTCTACGCGAGGGTTTTTTATGCGCGTGTACCACTAGCTGGACACGGGCACCTCTGCGAATCCATCCCTCGAAACAACGACTATTCACTTTTCAATCTGGCGGACGGGATGGGATTCGAACCCACGGATGCTTTCACATCGGCGGTTTTCAAGACCGCTGCCTTAGTCCTCTCGGCTACCCGTCCTTTGGGATTGGGTACTGGGTAACCCCTAGGAGGAATCGAACCTCTTTCCCCGCTGGCCTCACGGGGGTCTACTTCCCTTCATGTTGCGTTCATTGGCCGATTACTTGCGACAATCCTTGAAGCTAGGGGGTCATTTAATGGCCTCACCAGCCTATTGGACCTCTTTCGCGGCTTTTCGGTTTCCCTACTGCGCCTCCATACCGCCCGGCTGGTGTCCTCCGTCCAGTTTCAGCTTTCGGCGGGCCGTTGCCGCGCCGTGTTCGCCTTCCCCGTTCGTCGTGAAAACAGTGTGTCAAATGGCAAAAATTTTGTCAATTTATTTTTTGTCAAATGGCAAATTATTTTTAAGCACAAAAAAGCCCCCTTTGTTTCACAGAGGGGGCGCTAGGTGTTAAACGCAAATATTAGTTAAGAATTTAAATAGCTTGTTTTCTGGTTTGTCGTCTCTAAATGTAAAAATGCTTTCTTTCAGTAACTCAAATGTCCGCATCTCGTTGAAGTCATCGCCTTGCAGAGGTATTTGATATAATTTTAGTATAGTTGCATATAATTCTAAAAATTTTTCCCTTATTTCATTCCTTAGCTGTTGGATCTTGGCACGCAGGATGCTCTCTCTCTCTCTCTCTCTCTCTCTCTCTCTCGGAGTATAAGAAGATCTCTTAGAATATTTTATAGCAAAAGAAGAGAGATGCTTAAACATGGCTGGACTCCTTGTTAGTTATGCATTAGCCCTGTGATAGGACTTATATGCCTTTCATGGCTATTAGATAAAATATTATATTCCCAAAATAGATATGATAATAACGAATGAATACACAAACAACAAAAAAGCCCGCATAAAGCGGGCCGTGATATATTAATACTGCATTATATATTCATTACTTGCGCTGTAGGGATTATTTTAGGTGTTCGTCCATCATTTCTTTATATGCTTGAGCCTTTCCTTTCCACAGTGTCCTTTCCTCGCAAACCTTCTCAAGCTCCCTCGTCAACCGTTCTATCTCTTTGTTTTTTTCTTGAATATCCATTGAAAAATCAGCGTCAATATCTTCAGGAAAGACAACTTTAGCGTTTACAGCTTCAAGTAGCTTAAAAAACGGTATAAGTGTTTTTCCTCCTCTCTCTCCTGTTGCCCACCTTCCGATGGTGGAAGGCTGAATATCTGTTTTTCCAGCCAGTGCCAAGGCTGTAGATCGTTCTATAGCGTTTTGTAATCCTTTGAGAACATGGGTGTAGAGATCTTCTTTCATGACTTCATATTGTCAATTGACAAAATTATATGCAACTCCATATGACAAAATTATTTACTTCTATGTTGTCATATGGCAAAATGCGGTTATGAAAAGCTTAATCATACATGAATTGAAAGAGTTCTTCGCAAAAAATCCTGAAATATTGCCGTATCATCTTGCAATATCGGCAGAAGTTGATCCGTCCATCGTTCATAATGCAATCAAAGATAAACGCGAGGATATGTTTTCCTCTACAGCCGACAAGCTCCGGTCTGCCATGCGTCGCCTTGAGCGCGAGCTTACTCACACAGTCTCGGCTGAAACTCCCAACGAACGTAAAGAGGCATCCTGCAATGAGTAGCATTTTGATAGGAATTGTTGTGGCTCTTGTCATGCTCGTCGTCTTTGCCCCTACCGACTAGCCCTTCCATGCACCGCCGGACCACAGCCTCGGGAGTCGGGTATTCAGCCTCACGGTAGCTCTTCCAAAGCGGCACAGGTTCGCCGGGAATGAGAATGCGGACGCGCCATACATCGCGGCGCAGAGTGAGCAACAGGTGAATAACTGATTCCATGCCCCTATTAGAGCATGGGGATACACCAAGGAAAATGATCGATGAATACCCAAGATTATAACACGTTGACCGAAGTCATTGAGGCCATGATCGATGAAGGCGAAAAGCCGATCAAAGCTATCGCCGCCGAGATCGGCAAGCCATATCCGACTCTCAAGCGTGAGCTGAACCCGGCTGACGACGGCGCGAAGCTCGGCGCTGATGCACTGCTCGGCATCATGCGCTCGTGCGGCTCGATAGCGCCGCTGGAGTGGCTTGCAGACAGGCTAGGCTATGTCGTGAGGCGCAAGGGATGGGCAGAGCCTGACAGATCTTCGTGGGGCGAAGAAATGGCGGATGTGCAAGAGGCCATAGGAGAAATGGCGTCTCGGATGATACGGCGTGAGCATCCTTCACTTGTAGATAATGCTTCCGAGTTGGTCAAAATCCAGCTTGATCAAGCATGTACCAAGTATGAAGAGGGGAGGCAGTAACCATGCAAAAATGCCAGCTTTGCGGTCGGTGGTTCAAAGGGAAAAAGGCGGATCATGTCTGCAAGATTGATCGCGTCTATGAAGAGCGAGAGTGCGTGATCTGTCACACGATGTTTATTCCGGCAGGACACAACCAGATCTGTTGCTCGGAAAGCTGCCTAAAAGCAAAGAAGAGTCTGGATGGAGCCGAGCGGGTGCGTCGATTCAGAGAGAAGGCAAAAGAGGTTGGGGAAACAAGGTGTTGTGCCATATGTGAGAGAGAATTTACTCCGCGAAGTCCCCACCAGTTGGTATGTGAAAGGCTGTCATGCAGGGCAGAGTACAAGAAGCGGTATGATGCGGACCGGAACAAGGGAAATTTCACTCCTGCATCTTGGTACGGACAATTCTGTATGCCCGATCCGTATCAAGGGAAGAGGCTGTACTTCGACGGGCTGCATAGCGTCCGGGGAAGTATGCCGGGAAGGGCCGCAGATCCGGTTCTGGGGTTTTGATATGTCGCTCCATTGCCGTCACCGCCTCCCTACGCCGCAAGCCGCAGGGTACGAGACGAAAGAGGCATTGCTGGAGGCTATCAGCGCATTTCCGCACTTGAGGCCATGCCCAAAAGCTAACTGGTGGTGGCTCGACAAGAAGCGATGTGAGAAGTGCCGGAACAGGGTTGAAGTGAAACTTGAAGGGAGGAAGGAAAATGGAAAGGCTTACACCGCTCCGGGCAATTCGTGAAAAGTGCCTTATGTGCAAGAAAACCACGGACAAGGTTATGAGGTGCAAAGAGACAGAATGCCCGCTACATGAGTTTAGATTCGGAAAGAACCCTGCAAAAGCTCATCCTTGCGACAAGACATACTAGCCAAAAGAAAAGGCCCTCTGCGGGAACAGGGGGCCAACACCAAAACAACTAAACTGACGGAGTAATTATGATGGAATCGCAGAGTAAAGTCAATCCGATAATTATTGAATCGCTCAAGAAGGTGGAACGCCTATTCCGAATCAAGGCGTGTATTGTCGATGCTATCAATGCAAAGATTCAAGTCGAGCGCGATAAGATAGCGAGCCTCGAAAAGGTGGAGAAGGCATGAACAATGACATCCGCCTTTCCGTGGAGTTTTTCGATCACCCGAAGACGGTCAAGCTCCAGAGACGTCTTGGTGTTGGTGCGGTTATCTGCCTGCAACGGCTTTGGATTTGGACGGCTCAAAATCGTTCAAACGGCGTGTTGAGCGGAATAGACTGCGAGGATGTGGAAATTGCCGCGAAGTGGGATGGGGAACCCGGAGAATTTTGCCAGACGCTCGTGGATCTGCGGTTTATAGACGAAACGGATGGAGTTTATGCGCTGCATGATTGGTGTGAGCATCAAGAATATGCCAGCAAGGAAGAAGAACGAAAGGATCGTGCGCGCAGGGCTGCCGATGCTCGTTGGGGCAATAAGAATGCCTCCGGTATGCCAAAAAATGAAAATAGCAATGCTAATGATTCAAGTGAGCTATGCTTACACTATGCTAATAGCATACTGGACGCATCGTTAAGCAATGCCCCAAACCAAACCAAACCAAGCCTAGAAGAAGATACTACCCCTGACGGGGTAGTTGTCGACGCCGAAGCCGCCGACGCCTCCCAGCCCGGCGAAAAGCGGCAGGCCCATGCCTCGCCAGCCTGCCCCTATGACGCCATTGTCGGCCTGTATCACGAGGCTTTCCCGGAGCATCCCCGGGTTGCAATCGTGAACGCAAAGCGCAAGGGGGCAATGAAGGCAAGATGGACAGAGGCCGGAGAGAGGCTGCGAATGCTGAACAGGGACACCTCCGCCGCCGAAAGGCTGGATTACTTTCGGCGGCTGTTTGCAAGGGCTTCCAGGTCTGATTTTCTCACTGGCAAAAAGGCTTTTCGAGATGGGACAGTGTACCGGGTGGATTTCGACAAACTCATGTCCCCAAGCGGGTTTATGGGCGTGATTGAAGGCAAGTACGATAATCGGGAGGTGGCTTGAAATGGCAGTTCAGACGCTTGAACGCGGCATCATGGCCCGCAGGCAGAACGCTCCTGCGCCAAAGCCCGTCATGGCCTCGGAAGCCCGTGCACAGCTTGAGTCCAGCGTCATTGCCGCGACTCTCTCGGGCATGAACCGGGATGCCCATTTGCTTGGGGATGTGCTCGATATTTGCCCCGCAGGTTGTTTTGTGACGCCGGAAGCTGCGCCGCTTGCCGTGGCTCTCGATTTGCTCCGGCAGTCCGGTCAACGTCCCAACCTCACCGCGTTGGCAACGCAGATGCAATCCCGTTGGGCGAAAGATCCTGAACGTTGGCCAGCTCCGGATATGGCGCGTATGGCTGAGCTTTCTACGTCTGCGTGGGGGCTGAAAGGCCATGCCGAGAGTTTGGCCCGAAAGCTTGCCGATGAACATCGCCGGGCGGAACTCCATGCCGGATTGCTCGAAATTGCTGCGGAAGCATCGGTTTACGGCGTGGACTCCGAATACATCGCTGACCGTGCCCGAAAGCTTGTTGAAGCTTCGGGAGGGATTCAGGAAGCCGTAACTATGTCGAAACTCATGGGCCGCATTCGGGCAAAGCTCGATAATCCGCAATCGCTGCGCAAGGTTCAGACTCCGTGGAAAAGCTTGAACAGCGTTTTGCGTGGGGGATTCATGCCGGGGGAATTGATCGTCCTTGCCGCTCGTCCCGGACTTGGAAAGACGGCTTTAGCCGCAAATGTGGCGTTGAGTGCCGCATGGCGCGGAATGGGTGTGCTCTTTGTCTCATGCGAGATGAGCGACGAAAGCCTTGGGCATCGTCTCATCTCCCGCGTAGGGCGTATCGACGGACGGTTTTTCCGTGAAGGGATGGGCGTCACGCCGCAGATCCGTGGAGCCATTGACGCCGCCATAGGGCAGCTTGAAGCCCTTCCCTTGTCCATCGTGGAAAAGTCAACTGTGCCCATGTGCCCCCGCGAAGTCCGCAGGCTGGCACGAGGCATTAAAAACTTGGGGCTTATCGTGGTGGACTATCTCCAGCTTTTGCATCCCGACGAGAAGAGCACCAGCAGGGAGCGTGAAATTGCAGAAATGTCCAGAGCCTTCAAACAAATGGCTATGGATCTGCAAGTCCCTGTGCTCCTGCTTTCCCAGCTCAACCGTTCAAGCGAAGAAGGCAAGCGAGAGCCCCGGGTTTCCGATCTCAGAGAGTCTGGAGCGATTGAGCAGGACGCGGACATCATCCTTTTGCTGCACACCCGCGATCTGGACAGGGCTAATGCCAGACCAGACGTGAAATGCATCGTCGGGAAATCCCGCAGTACGGGAACAGGCGTATCGTTCTTGCGTTTCGAAAAAGCTTTTTCTGAGTTTACCGAGGGTGAAGCATGGGCCGGACGTCCTGCGGTACAGGAAAACGATTTGTGATGTGCCCCCGGTACTGTGAAATATTCGGCCCCGGAGCGTGTGCAGGGGTGTTTGACGAAAAGGAGTGTGTGATGAGCACAGCGAAAAAATCGGTAATGGAAAATGTACGCCTCGAACTCCCTATCCCTCCGCTTGTCAATCACTACTGGCGGCACATTACCATCAAGGGCACCCCAAGAACGCTCATATCTGCCCGTGGACGCGATTTTAGAAAAAACGTGATGCAGAGTGGGTGATGAAAAGAAGGCTCTAAAAATCGATTCTCGCGTCAAAGTCAATGTGGTTGTTTGCCCGCCAGATCGCCGTAAGAGAGATATTGACGGGTATCTGAAAGCCCTTCTTGATTCCCTTACCCACGCCGGGGTGTGGCTGGACGATGAGCAAGTCGATTCGATTTACATCACACGCGGAGAAGTGGTGAAGGGTGGAAAGGCTGTTGTCGAGATCCTGCCGATGGGGGTGTGAGCATGGCTGAGAATGAACGGAAATTGCTGCTCGGCTGGAAGGCCATCACAGCCTATATCGGCATTAGCCGCCTGCTCATGATTCGTTACGCCTACCCCGTCCACGATTGCGATAGGGCAACCCATCACGGGTACGGCGTCTGTGCCTATACCGACGAGCTAGACGCCCACAAAAAGCAGCTAGAGGTACAGCATGGCAAGCCGTAACCCAAAAGGATTTGGTATCGCGGTGTTCTGGGTTGCCGTTGTGATGATTCTGACGGCGGTGGTGGGGGTACTCGAAAGGGCAGGGTGGTAATCATGGAAAATCTTTGTGGTTTGGCAAGTGGGAAAGTAAATCCCATGACCATCAAATTCAAACGCCTTCATCCTGAAGCCGTTACCCCGAAACAAGGATCGGAATGGGCGGCGGGGTTCGACATTACCGCGATTAGCCGCAAATGGCTTCCCGATGAAGCCTGTTACGAATACGGTACTGGGCTTGCTATCGAAGTCCCCAAAGGATTCGCCGCTCTTCTATTCCCCCGTTCGTCTATCTTCCGGGTGCCGCTCCAGCTTTCCAATTCCGTGGGCGTGATTGACGCTGATTACCGTGGGGAAATCAAGGCAAAGTTCAGGCGTACTGATGGAGGTGAGCCGCTTTATCAGCCCGGTGACCGCATCGGACAGCTCGTTATCATCCCCGTTCCGTCAATCCAGTATATCGAAGCAAAGGAACTTTCACCCTCCAAGCGTGGAACAAACGGCTACGGAAGCACGGGAAGGTAAGCATGAGAAAATGCGCTAAGCTGGACTTTGAATCTACTTTTTTTCTCACGAACATTAGTGATGCAGCGTGGAACCGTGCTTTTCCTGTCATCTTCGAAGCGATTTCACGTGAACAGAAAAAAGTCCCCGCTTCGAGACTACGGGCTTGGTTCAATACCATTCTCTATCTTTCTTTTTCATATCGACCTTGGAAGAAGGTAAAAGATCACAAGCAGGTTGAAGCTCTCTACAGAAGACTTAAAAGCCGTTCCGTACTGGGGATACTTCAGAGGATTGCACATAAACCGTACCCGCTTGAAATCAAGCGTCCGGTAAAACGGAAGGAAGAAAGAAGGAAAAGAAAATGCTCGGCTTGTCCGCGTTGCGGTGAAGACTCGATGCGCTGTTACAGTTCCCATATCCGTGGTTCCTGCCGAGTACGAAACTACCGTTGCACAAACTGCGGCCATATTTCTGTATGGATCGATAACGGAAACGCACAGTGGTGGCGAAACCCGTATCCAGAGTTTAGAAATAATGCCCAACATTAAGGGATTTTTTTCAAAAACAAGTCCATCTTGCTGGAAACAGGATGGATTTTTTATGCACTATCAAAATTACCATGAGGAATGGCCTTGGCCCAACTTCAAACCGAAAGAAGTTGCTTGCAAGCACTGTGGGGAATTATGGGAAGGCGAAAAGCCCATGCCCAAGTGGTTCCATGAAAGCATGGAAGCCTTGCAATATCTCCGCGAACTGTGGGGAAAGTCCCTCATCATCAACTCCGGACATCGATGCGCTGAACACAACGCCGCAGTGGGCGGGGCGACTTCTTCTCAGCATCTACGTATCGCTTTTGACTGCCGTATCCCCAAGAAAGAACAGCGCGAGTTCAAAGAGCTTGCAGAAGAAGCGGGATTCCGAGGCGTAGGGTACTATTCCAATTTTATTCATATCGACATGGGGCCGCGCCGCACGTGGCTCGGAAAGTACTAGGAGCCGAATATGGAAGCGACCGTCATTGATTTTATCCTTTCCACTTTGAGTTCCCTAGCCGCACAGTATCCCGACGCGGCATGGATCATCACCGCCCTGGGCGTGCTCATGACCGTGTGCGGCTTGTGTGCCGTGGCTACCGTCTGGATGCCCGTGCCCAAGGAAACGACTGGTCCCTATGCCGCCGTATATCGTTGGGTCCATGCCTTTGCAGCACACTTCGGGCAGAACAAGGGCGCTGTTGCCGATGCCAAGTCTCCCGCTGTCCAGTCTGAAGTCAAGGCCGTTACCGGGAAGTGAGGGCATGTGTCGAACATTACCGCCGTCATTCTGTCCTTCCTGCAACTTGCTTTACGCTTTCTTGATACGGTGGATAAAGCCGCTGCTGACAATTTTCGGCGGTCTGTTGCTCTTGATGCTTCTGGGGTGCTCGTCAGCAAATTGGGCGGAAAGAACACAGATACCGTCTACGCCCATACTGGACAGCATCCGAAAAGTGAATCTTGATGGGATTGATGGAGTGTGGATGGATTCAAGAGATGCCGGGACTCTCGCCCAATGGATCAATGACGTGGAACAGGTCAAAGCAAGGTATTAATATGGCTGGTTATGCTGGAAAAAATTATCGCGGATTTTTCCCGTGCTATCGACCTGCTCTCAGGCGGCATTACTTGGATCATTCTTGGGGCTGTAGGCGGTGTAGCCGTGGAATGGGAAACAGCTAGAGCATATCATCGTGAGATGAGGGTGAGCGACATCCTCGCCTCGTGGGTTATCGGCATCTGCTTTGGTGCCATGACTTGGGTGTGTGCCGCAAATTCATCCGAAGGAATACGTATGGTTTACACTGTTTCGTCTGCTATGTTTGGGCATGGTTGCGGGCCTCTTATCAAAAGAAATATTAAGGGAATCATAGAAAATCTCGGAAAGAAATAGCCTCATGTTCCCCTGCCCAAAGTTTTTATGCGGGGCCGATGCGCAGAGACGGGAAGATGAATGGACACCTATGCATTGCAACGGATTATTTTGAAGATGGATCTACTTCCCGGAGAACGCTATGTCGGGATGGTGCTCGCACTTCATCTGAACCAGAAAACAGAAACGATTCAGGTCAGACAAAAGACGCTCATCGAAGAGACTGGATATTCTCGGAATACCATCCAGAAGGCGCTCCAACGCCTGATAGCTTCAGGGGTGTTTTCATCTAGGCAGACAGGACGCGCGGCGGTCCTCGTGCTTGGAAATAATACTGGAAATATGGATACCCCAAATACTGGGCATCAGCTACCCCAAAAATTGGGGTATCGGCGCAAACGGAAAAGCGCACCTTTCGATCTGGATACGTCGCTCAGTACGCGCATCGAGGAACAGAACAAGCGCGATGAAAAAAGGTTCCAGAGGGAACAGAATGAAAGAACTATCTCTGACGCCTAAACAAGCTAGATTTGCTCAAGAGTATCTTGTTGACCTAAATGGGACACAGGCTGCTATTCGTGCAGGGTATAGTCAGAGAACAGCAAATGAACAGGCCGCACGTCTGTTAACGAAAGCTAGTGTTCAGGAGGCCATACAGAAGGGGCAGCAAGAGAGACAAAAGAGGACTCTCGTCACCGTCGATTATGTCGTTACATCTCTTCGTGAGGTCGCCGAACGCTGTATGCAAAAGGCACCCGTCTATAATACTCGTGGGGAACAGGTTGTTGATGAAGAGGGACGATCTGTTTGGCGTTTTGATTCATCAGGAGCCAACCGTGCGCTTGAACTTCTTGGGAAACATGTCAACGCGTTTGGTGAACGCAAGGATGACTCATCCGACGAGATTCCTGTAGCGATTCAAGTCCAAGTAGTGAACGGGAGGCGCGCAGAATGAGCATGATGATTTCCCCAGAGCTTAACATTCCTCAAAGTGATTTCCTTTCGCTACCCCAAAAGTTTCGTGCGTATGTTGCAGGGTTTGGGGCAGGCAAAACATGGGCAGGGTGTGCTGGCCTTGCCATGCACTTTTGGGCGAATCCGCTTATTGATGCGGGATATTTTGCTCCAACTTATCCTCAAATAAGAGATATTTTTTATCCAACGGTCGCTGCATGTTTTGAACAGTGGGGGCTCAGAACACTTGTAAAATTCTCCCCTCCTGAGGTTTTTGTTTATTCGGGAAACACGTTGCGCGGAGTCATCAAGTGCCGATCAATGTCTAAACCGGAAAGCATCATTGGTTTCAAGATAGGCCATGCTCTTGTTGACGAAATCGATGTTATGCCTATGGAAAAGGCAACTGTTGCGTGGCAAAAGATTCTTGCCCGTATGAGATACAACGTAGAGGGATTACGTAACGGCATTGATGTTACGACCACACCGGAAGGGTTCAAGTTTGTTTACAATCAGTTCGTTAAGCAAGTGCGCGAGAAGCCGGATTTAGGCCAAATGTACGGTATCGTGCGGGCCAGCACATACGATAATGAAATCAATCTCCCTGATGATTACATCCCCTCTTTGCTCCAGTCATACCCCGCGCAACTCATAGATGCCTATATCAATGGGGAATTCGTAAATCTTACATCGGGCACCATTTATTCGGCATTCAAGAGGAATTTCAATTCTTGTTCCGAGAAAATACAAAATGGTGAGCCGCTTTATATTGGGATGGACTTCAACGTTGGAAAGATGGCGGCTGTTGCTCATGTCAAGCGTGAGGGTATGCCATGTGCGGTTGATGAAATCGTCAATGCCTACGATACGCCAGACATGATACGGAGAATCAAGGAACGCTATTGGAAATACGAAGGGGGGAAATATCGTCCTACTTGCCAGATACGTATCTATCCAGACGCATCCGGTGATTCCCGCCGCTCCGTGAATGCCAGCCAGACGGATATTGCCTTGCTTCGGGAAGCGGGGTTCGTGGTCTGCGTGAATAGCTCAAATCCCCCGGTCAAAGACCGTATCAACGCCATGAATTCCATGTTCTGCAATGCATTGGGCGAACGTAGGTACAAGGTCAACCCTGATACATGCCCGTCATACACTGAAGCCCTTGAACAACAGCCTTGGGCTGCCAATGGCGAGCCGGATAAAACTACAGGGCATGACCATGTGAATGATGCAGCTGGATATTTTATTGTTAAGGAATATCCTGTTATTAAAAACTTTACTACATCCGCCCGCTATTCAAGTTCGAGGTAACCATGTCAGAAGTGTATGAAGTTTCAGGGCCGTTTCTTAAGCAGCGTGAGGATATGCAGCTTACTACCGATCTTATGGGCGGAACCCAAGCCATGAAGAGGGCGAGGGGAAAGTACATACCCAAGGCCGAAGGAGAAACGGACTCTGAGTATGACCAGCGTGTCAATCGAACGGTTCTTTATAATGCCTATCGTAAAACTGTACGCTTCCTTCGGGGACAGGTTTTTCAAAAGCCTGTATCTATACTCGAGGCCAAAGAAGGCGAGAACGTCACGGTTACGGAACTTGAAGAGTATAAGGCATTATCTGAAGACGTGGATAAACAGGGCCATAATTTGACCGTTTGGGGGGCAGAGACTTTTGAGGCGGGTATCAATGCTGGGGTCACTTTTTGTCTTATCGATTACTCGCATGTTAAGACTCGGGAAACTGAAGAAGGTGTGCGGGAATTTCTTGACGACGATGATCTGTGGAAGCCCTTTACGAAAGCCGTTGAAGAGGAAAAGGCATGGTCTCCTTATTTCGTGCATGTGAAGGCGCAACAAGTTGTTGATATTCACACACGATGGAATAATGGAAGGCTTTTTGTCACTCATTTTCGCTATGTCGAAACCATACAACTTTCGGATGACGACTGGACGCAAGCAGAAGTAGAGCAAATTCGCTGTTTTTGGCCCGGAAGGTTTGAAACATGGCGGAATACGGGCGTGGGGCAAGAAGATTTTTCATTGGTTGGCGAGGGCGTGATGAGGAGCGTTAGTGGCGTGCCCCTGCCGCTTATCCCATTGGTTTGGTTCATGCCCGGCGAGAAGCGGACAGAGATAACGGCTGAACCCGCTTTGCAAGACCTTGCCGAACTGAATAAAAGGCATTGGCAGGCTACAAGCGATCAGTACGACCTCATGGAGTTTGTGCGCCGTCCGCCTTGGCTTGGTAAAATGTTGAGCAATGGCGACCAAGAACCTATTACCTTCGGCCCCGGGGTGCTGACGAACTCAAATACGCCGGAGGCAGATCTTGTCTCTCGTGGCATCGATGCGGGAAGTGTAGCGGCAGGAAGGCAGGAGTTGCAGGATATTGAGTCCCAGATGGCCATGTATGGATTGCAGCTTCTCCAACCCAAAACGGGGACGATAACTGCTACTGAGGCGGCACGTGACCAGATGGAGAGCAACAGCACGCTCCAAGGCTGGGCATTGCTTTTTCAAGACTTTTTGGAAAACGCTTTTAAAATGGTCGCATTATGGCTTGGTCGTGAAGATGGCCCGTCAGTCGTGGTGAATACAGACTTCGCTACGCCAGTCGATAAGGATTTCCTCCTCCAGATGTACAATGCCGGGGCCATTAGCCAGGCTACGCTCATCGAACAGGTCAAGAAGGCTGGTGACTTGCCCGATGACCTTAGCGTGGAAGAAGAAGTGACCAGACAGGCGCAGGAGTTGAGTGCGAACCGTGGGCCTTCAGGTTCCGGCATGTTCGGTTCCCTTTTGTCTTCTACGGGGGCGACTAGCTGATGACGCTTGAAGAGCAGATTGAAGCCTACTACACGGGACGTACCCTTCTTTGGCGGCAACAGCTTGAAGCCATGACGGATGAAGCTGTCGCTACGCTTAAAAAGACGCTCACGAAGATTAAGCGCGAGGTGATGAAGGAGCTTCGTAACAATGCCAACGGGCTGCTTTCGCTTTCAGAATGGCGTAAGGAGTACGACGAAGACTTAAACAAATGGCTGGACGAAGTGCTTGCGTCAGCGAATGCCCAGACGCTTTCTATCATCTCCGAGATGTCCATCAATGCGGCTCTGGCTAGCGTCACCGTATACAACTCTATTCTTTCTCTGGAAGACAAAGCGAAATCCGTCATCCAGCTTTCAGGATTGACCCGTGAACAGGTGCAACAGTTTTTTGTTGAGCAGCCGCTAGGCGGACGGCTTCTTTCACATTGGGTCAATACCGCCTTTTCTGAAGGTGCCAAGGCATCCATAGCTGAAGCCATTCATACTGGCGTAATTCGTGGTGAAGGCTATGAAAAGATTATCAATCGCATCATGAAGGCTTCCGATTTCGGTTTTCAAATCACATGGAAACAAGCTGACACTTTGGCACGCACCTATGTTGCATCTGCCAACAATGGAGCACGAGAAGCAGTTTATAAAAAAAATGAAGATATTTTCCGTGGTTATGTTCGTGTAGAGACGCTTGATAATCACACGTGCCGCATTTGCTCACTTGCCGATGGAACTTTCTATAAAATAGGCGAGTTAAGGCCGCGTTTGCCCGCACATCCACGGTGTAGAGGGGATTACGTACCTCGCTTGAAAGGCTGGAATGAGCTTGGCATGGAAGAAGGAGAAAGTGAGCTTCGGAATTTTACTCGGCCTTGGGCTATACGCGGACAGGGGAATCTTGCCAAAGCAAATGAAGCAAAAGTACTTTTTGGGGGTAGAATAAAAGGCGATTTTGAAACGTGGTGGAAGACGCTTACCGCTGCACAGCAGGCGGCTACTGGTGTCGGACCGATACGGAGCAAGCTTTTACGGGAAGGGCTGGTAAAGTGGCAGGACTTAAGCGATAAAAAGACAGGTTTGCCGTACACGCTTGAACAGTTGGGATTTGATGAACAGGGAAATCCGTTGCGCTAGTGGCTCTTGACCTTCCCAACAGGAAAATTTATCTTCTTGAGAAGAAGGGCGGCAAGTGCGTCAACACTCACCGCCCCGGCAGACTCGGAGAGTTTGTCGAAGCCTTCTTTCCGGTTAGGTCTTAACCAGATTCAGCCCCGGCAGTGTTCCTAGCACTGCCGGGGCAACTGCTTTAGAGGTTCAGCAAGCGAACCACCACAGCCGCAAGAACGCTCGCCAGCAAGCCGACGAGAACGTCCCGGAGGAAGCGTTTCATGGGGATACCCTCCTTTCGGGAGAGGCGGGCCCACATCCCTATCCTGCAAAATCATACACATATCCGCAATCAATATCCCCCGTGTCAGGCGATACGGCGGGATATTTGTTTTTTATACTTACCGCCCAACATCCGAAGTTTTTTTTCAAACCGCTTGGTTAAATGCGCCAAAGGATGCGGAAAGGCCGCATCAAAAACGTCCGAGAGACGCGGATAAAACGGCGAGACGCCGGGAGTGAACAATGTCGCTGAAAGCGGTTGTCGACAGCCTTGATGGGCTTCGGGATGAAGAAAAGGGACTCTATGTGCAAGGCCAAGACGGAAAATTTCGGCTGGATATTGAGGGCGGGTTCAAGACTGAATCGGAAATCGGGGGATTGACATCCGCATTGAGCAAAGAACGTGCCCGTGCTGACGCTGCCGAGAAGGAAGCGAGAGAACGGGAACGTGTGCTGAGGGACAGGGAAGAAGAATTGAAAAAGTATACTGCCGGCTCTCCTCAGCCCAATGATAATGTGAAGAGTCGCCCCGAAGAAGATGCACGCTTTAAGCAGATGCAAGAAGAACTTGCGCGTCTTCGTAAAGAAAATGAGGAGCGTGCCGCCCGGGAAGAAGAGCAGCAGAAAAAGCTTTTTCTTCAGGAGTCCGGTGTGTTCAGCAAGGCGGCGAGCGAATCGACGCGCTACTGGATGCGTAGCGAACTTCCGAAGCATGTGCGTTTTCAAGACGGAAAGCCTGTTGTTGTCGATGAAAACGGCTCTCCCCTTTACGACGGATACGGTGTCCCTCTCGACCCCATGAAAGCCCTTGAAAAGCTGTGCGAGAAAAATCCGGACGGGAAAAAGGGACTCGTCAGCGACATGAACGGAAATGGAAGCGGTGCACAGCCCAATTCTTTTGCATCGTATGCTGCAAAGAATCCATTTGCGGAAAAGACGTTCAATAAGACGGAACAGTATAAACTCATCAAAGAAAATCCCACGCTTGCGCGCTCGCTGGCACAATCTGCGGGTACTGCGGTCACGTGGTAATGAAAGGATAGCATATGGCTTCAAATACCACTCAAGTTGCTGATCTTCCGATTATCCCGGAGATTTTTTCCCGGGAAATGATCTTGCGGACTCTGGCTACCAATGCCTTCGTTCGCTCGGGCGTCGCTGTTGAAGACCCCCAACTCAATGCATTTTTGAACAGCGATCAGGGCGGAAAAACTTTTTCCCCACGCTTTTTGGGTCCGCTGAAAGATGATGACCCCAACATTTCGACAGATGATCCTGCGGTGCTGGCCGTTCCGAAAAAGATTTCTGGGTTCACAAACAAAGCTGTGCGCCATTCGCTTAACCAAGTTTGGTCGGTAATGGATCTGGCTGTGGATCTGAACGGCACCGATCCCATCAACGCCATTGAGATGCAGCTTTCAGCCTATTGGGATACGGTATTGACGCGGCGCGTATTGGCCTCCCTCTACGGCGTATCGGCTTCTGATCAGGCGTCAAGTGGCCCAAAGGACATGGTTGTTGACATTTCTGGGGAAACGGGTGCAGCCGCCCTGTTCAATGCCGATGCGTACATTACGGCAAGAGGCACTATGGGCGACAGATCGTCTGTTCTTGGGAATATCGCCGTGCATTCCACCGTCTACCAGACCATGCAGCGCCAGAACATGATCGATACGATCCCGAACTCCCAGACTGACATCGGTTTCGGCACGTACATGGGCGCGGGCATCATCGTTGATGATGCCATGACTGTTATTCCCGCGACTTCCGGTGAGCCCGCTACTCCGGTCAAATACTATTCGTATTTGTTCGGGCGTGGTGCCATTGCACTTGGTACGGGCTCGCCCAAGGTTCCTTTTGAAGTGGATCGAAATATGCTTTCCGGCAACGGCGGAGGTGAAGAACTGATCGCCTCCCGCGTTGAATGGATTATTCATCCGCAGGGATTCAGCTATGACGGCGATTCTACCCCGACCGTCGCCGAACTTCAGACCGCAAGCAAGTGGAACCGGGCGTTCGAACGCAAGCGCATTCCTCTCGCGGTACTCATCACGCAGGGATAAACAGAAGGTGCATCATGGCAAAAGAACCTAGCGTAAACGCACAGCATCCTGAAAAAAATATGGCTTCTGCCTATCCTGAAACGGAGATTGAGCGCAATCTTCGGATTGCACGTATGTTGCGAGAAAAGCGCAGCATTCAGACAGAATATGATATTGAGGCCATCATCAATGAAAACCGTCGACTGAAGGCTGAAAATCTTCGTCTTAAGCAACAGGCATAATCTGAACTTGCCCCACGGGATGGATATGAAAAATAAGCACCCCGCCCTTGGGGCAAGTTCAGAAAGTGAGCCATCTGATATCCAATGTTCCCTGTATGCTAAAAGATTCAGCTCTGTACCTTGGAGTAAAGAATAACTATGGCTCTTATAATCGAAGATGGAACCATGCCAGAAGGTGCCAATACCTATGCTTCAGTAGCAGATGCGGATAGCTATCTTGCGGAGCGTTCTGAAAACTGGCCTTCTGCCCCTTCAGACATCACTCCTGACGCCAATATAGCAAAAAAAGAAAGGGCGTTAATTCTCGCTGCCGATTGGCTTAACACGCTCGAATGGAAGGGAGAGCAGGTAGATCCGGAATGGGATATGGCATGGCCACGGTGTGGAGTCCCGCTTGCACCGCGATTTGATGGGGTGATGCAGTTTGTACCCTGCGATATCGTTCCGGGAAAAGTCAAACAGGCCCAGATGAAAGTTGCTGACCTGATCTATTCCGGAACCGATTTCTTTGCCCCCATTGAGCATGGCGGAGAAGTAAAATCCATTTCCGAATCTTCTTCCACTACCATTGACGTGATAACAGAGAGTACATCAAAAAGTGTAACGTACGCCGAAACAGCTCCATCTGATACGCTTTATCCTGCCATTTCCGGGCTTATCGGAAAATTTCTGAACAAAATACCGGGTAAAGGAAGTAAAATGTCCTGTATCCGCATCTTGAAGACATAATGCCGTGGAAGGGTGTATCTACTATGCCGATTACGCGGACATCCTAGCGCGTACACGGATGTTTATTGAAAGTTCAGAACGTTTTTATGAGGTCTACTTGTGGGATGATGAAATCGCCTTGCAAAAGTACCTTGACGATAAAAAAGGCGGTAAAACGCTTGGGTTGACATGCAACGAGCCTAGAGAAGCATTACGCAGCAAGAACAAAATTGGAGAAATCCATTTTGCAAGTGGTTGCTGGAATATGAATATCGTCGCCCATGAATGCCTACACGCAACTTTCAACATCATGCGCTTGCTTGGTCTTGACTATGCTCAAGTCGAGAATGAAGAGCGCATTTGCTATTTTCACGGCGAATTGACGCAAGGCGTTTATCGCTGGCTTTCGTCCCAAGAGTAAAAAGAAGGGGAGAGGATTGACGCTCCTCTCCCCGCATCTGCGTAAGGGCGCAGACGCACGGCCCTGTACCGACTTGCGGCGTCGGAACAGAGATAGCCCGCACGTCTTCACTAGCTTAGACGTGCGGGCCGAGGAATGATTATCATGCCGCGTCCCCTCCAAATCTGCCCTTCTTGCCATACTTATGCTCTTAAATGCTCGGAAACACGTCCTGATGAGACGTATACCGGGCATCTCCTCAAAGCTCCCCGTCGATCCATATGGGTCTGTCGCGCATGTGGCGCGAGGTTCGTTTTGGATATCCCGGAAGGAACACTCACGCGGATACGCGACAGCCTTATTTGCGGTGCTCAGAAATCCCCATCCATAGGGTATGGATAGGTAAGTAATTACCACGTATTATAGAACAATGGGCTCCATAAGTTCCGGCATCCCGCCGGGCAAAAAACTTTTGGAGGTCCATATATGGACGGTCTCGTACCCACTTATTCTATCAATGGTGACGGCAACGCTAACGGCGGATGGGGTGATGCTGTCGGCGCTTTCGCTGGCGCGCTCTTCGGCTCTTGGTGGGGCAACGGCTGGGGCGGTGGCTTCGGCAATAACGGCGGCAATAACGGCGGTTGCTGTGGTTCCGCCCCTTCCGCCCCCTCGGTGGTCATTGCTGGCGGTGCTGGTGGTTGCTGTGGTTCTACTGCGGAGCTTGACGCTTTGACGGGCCTTCAGGCCAGCGTCAACAGCCTTGGCCTCCAGTCACTTCAAGGACAGAACACGACCAACATGGCGATGTGTCAGGGCTTCTCTGGCGTCGTCGCGGCTGACAACGCCAATACCGCCAGCCTGATGAACGCCACCACGCAGGGATTTGCGGGCCTGAACACCGCCATCATGACGGGCGATCAAGGCATCCAGCAATCCCTGTGTCAGGGCTTCAACGGCCTGAATACCGCCGTTCTGGTGAGCTCCAAAGACGCCGCGCTCCAGTCCTGTCAGTCCACCAATTCGATCACGAATGCAATTGATAACTGCTGCTGCACCACTCAGCGCGTGATTGCTGCGGAAGGTTCCGCTACCCGGGCTCTTGTGTCTCAGCTCGACCGTGAACGTCTCCTGACGCAGATCTGCGATCTCAAGAGCGAAAATTCCAGCTTGAAGAACCAGAACTTCACGTCTCAGGCCATTTCTACCCTTGGCTCTCAGCTTCGCGGTGAAATGCAGGCTAACACCGTCAATATCATCGGGCATATGGCTGCCATGCGCGGCACCACCACGGCTAGCAACGCGGCCGCGTAGGGAGGTGAACTATGCGCTATATGATGCAGTCCGGTGGTTATAGCGGCGGCATGGGAAGCAGGGGCGGCTCTGGATCTGAAAGCTACGGTAGGGATGGCGGGCGTTATGAAGCCCGTAGGCTCCCTCCGCGCAATCGGTACGGCGAATTTCGCCGCCGTCGCCGCCGTGAGTTCAACGAAGACCATATGGGATATGGTTACGACGATATGGACATGGATGAAGGCATGGGCCGTCGCCGTTACCGTGAAGACGATTGGCAGACTCAGGGGTTCGTCGATCCTGAGCGTGAACGCCGTTACTACGATGATGAGGATGACCGTGAACGCCGTCGCGAACGCCGTCGCCGCCGTGAACGCGAGTATTACGGCGATGATGGCGATGACGGCTATGACTAGATGAGTTTCCCGGGCACGCTCAAGAAGCTCAAGAAGATCGTGAAGGCGGTGACGGGGCATACGGGAGCGGCTTTGATCCTCTACTCGAAACCCTAGAATTCGAAGAGTTCATTGTCCATAACCCGCCGCCGACTTGGCCCCCGTATCTGGAAAAACAGCAATATTGGGGCATCGTGAACATGGAATTCGGAGAGGCCAAGAAGGCCGTAGAGGCATACAAGGCCGGAACCGGATGCATATGCGACGCGATCAAGGAACTCGGACATCTGGCATCCGCATCAGCGCAGACACGTGCACACTTGATGATGCTGTCCCAAGAAGAGGACGGCAAAAAAGCTGAACAATCCAAGAAGGAAAGCAGCTCATGAGTAAACTCCCTCTTCCCGCGCGATTTCACGACGAAACCATGTCGTACTCGCTCGTTTATATACCTGGCCTTCCCGCCGATGCCGACCCGCGTTATTCGGTAGAACCGAATACGTTGACCATGCGCCCAATCGGGCGAAATGTGCAACAGGTGAACATCGAAGGAAAGGGGAAGATGGCTTTCACGTGGGTCATGATGGAACAGCCCGCAAAACCAGGAACCACGGTTCCGGCAAGACAGTACTTGTTCTTCAGGCTCTCCGATAAGCCTATTCCTATAGACCTCCTGCGCCCCGGGGATATGGTATGCTATGCGGCAAGCCCGCTTCGTTCAACTACCGATCCGGCACAGTGCTTTGTCGATTCCCTCTTTGGGCAGGTGTCCACAGAGGCGCAAGCCGAACGTCCTAAAGACACGTGGGCAAGCGAACTGTTCCAGCCGCCCGTTTTAGAAGAGACGGAAGAGGAACAGGCACAAACCTACCCTGAACAGGAAGAGGACAGGGAAGCGCAGGAGGGCCGGGAATGAGTGAAGGAACCACATTCGAGCGGGTTTTCGACAGGGTGGAAAGAGACGTGGAAACAGTCCTGAACCGGGAAAAAGATTCCCGTGGCGTCCTGAATCAAGTCATTCAGGAGGGGGCCCCTCTCTTTATGGCATACAAGATGAAAGGGCGTGTACCGCCTGTGGACGCGCTGGAAAGGGTAGCCATCAAGCTGCTTGCCATCGTCGTGGCGACGGAAGAAGCCAGACGGTAGAAATACGCCCCGGGGGGAAACCCTCGGGGTTTTTACGAGGTGTATCATGAAACTGCATGGATTTGATTTCCCAAGGCCAAAGACACGGAAGGCACCTGCGCTGGTTCCGTCCAAAGAACAGCCCAAAGAAGAAGGGCAGGGCGCAACCCCGACCAAAAAGCTTGGCAGGCGCAAAAAGGTGGAAAAGATTTGATAATAAATATTTACACATGCTTATCCCAAATTAATAATACAAGGCGGTTCTGCGGGACCGCCTTTTCTTTTTCCTTAAAACAATGCCCAACATCCGGCACTTTTTTTTAAACTACGTGGTCTTCTCCTCATCAGGAGATGCCGATGGACTATACGCGCTTCAAAGCTCTTTCTTCTTCGTTGATCGCCAAGTACGGAGGCGAGGCTACCTTTATCCATAAACAACTGGATACCTCGCGCCCCCAGCCCGGTGGATACCCGACGATCACGGTAGAAACCCCGGTCAAGGCGTTGCGCACCAACCCAACTATGCAAGAGCTGCAAGCGGGGGCCGTACAGTTGGGGGATGTGCTCCTTTTGGTTTCGGGTGCCGATCTGGAAAAGCCGGACAGTAGCGATACGGTCGTGTTGGATGGGAAAGAGTGGGGCGTAAAGAACGTCTTTCCCGTCTCCCCGTCGGGAGACGATATTCTCTACAAGATACAGCTAAGGATAGCATAATGCTTGCTGGAAATCCTCATACCCTAGAGCGCATCAATAAGCGGCGTATTGTGAAAAATGGCAAGGAATTGAATGCTGTATTTGTCGACATCCTTTCCAGCACCGATGAAACAATCAGGGATCTCACCCGTCAGGCTGCAATAACGCTGTATACCAAATGCGCTGTGGGCACGCCCGTTAAAACAACGCGGGCGCGGTGGGGATGGATGCTTACAGAAGTCCCCACAAACGCTGTTCCCAATGAGGCGAAATTCAAGGATGCCGACAAGAACGAATCCCTTGAGTCGCTCAAACAGAACGCGCGTGCGCATGAAGATGAAATCATATCCGCTGTCGCTAGCCAGCCAGCCGCAACCATCTACTATGTCACGAATAACGTCCAGTACATTATGAGGCTTGAAGCCGGACATTCCAAGGCGCAAGCCCCGCGCGGTTGGATTGCCACGTCGCTAGTGGAAACGCGGAAGGAATTGCAGAACACGATCAAGGCACGTTTCAAATGAAAGGCATGACGCTTAACGAGATCACGGAAGCTTTTGAGTCAAAGCTGATTGATGTGCTTGGAACCGATGCCCGCATTGTCTTTCCCAATCAAGACGCCGATTTTTCGCAGGAAACGGATATCCTCGCCATTCAGAAAGTGAGTTTCGGGCAGGTATACCAAAGCGAAAAGGGAGGGCCGGAAAGCCTCTCCCAAGCGACAGGAGTTTATCTTGTCAATTTGTCCGTAAAAAATGGGCAATCGCTTATCCCGATGAAAAATGTGGCGCAGCGGATCATCAATGAATTTCGAAGGAAACGGATTCAATGCATCATCTGCAAAGAGCCATACCCGAGAGATGTAGGGGAAGGGGATGACGGGCGCTATGCGTTCCTCGTTAACATCCCGTGGGATATGTATTTTAACACAGAAGAGGTTTAGGAATGGCAACTTGCCCAGATGTTTTGTTGGGGCGCAAACAACAGGTTTGGGTAGCTCTCGAAGATACCCCCGGCATGATTGCGTTCCCTTCGGCGCAGGATATCATCAATCCCACGTCTGACGTGGCTATGAACCAAGAAACGCCTGTAACGGACAGCCGGGAGAAAGCGGACACGCTTGACGTGCTCAATGTCTTTCAGGGGATTGCATCGGAAGGGTCGGCAACGCTTAACTTCTACCTGCGCACAGCTGGCGTTGACAAGCCCCCGCAGGGTGAACGGCTCATTGTCGCGGCTATCGGGAAAATCGCTGCGCCAGCCACCGGAGAACTTGAAGAAGCTATTTTGGACAGCGACACAACCATCACTATCGAAAACGTGGTAGGCACGCTTCCGAGACGGGGAGTCATTGAACTGACTTCAACCGACCAGAAAGAACAGATCCTTTACACTCTGGCGGAGGAAAGCCCCTCTTTGCCCGGGACGTGGACGCTTTCAAACCTTACCCGGGGCTACAACGGCACAACGGCCATGTCAGGCACCATCGGAGACAGCGTTGCTGTGAAAAGCCGCTGGTACGCTCAGGATACCTGCCGTTCGGCGGTATCGATATGGGTTCGTACCGACACGCTGCTTCAGTGCATGGTAGGCTCCAGCGTTACCCAGTTCACTATCCCATTTCAAGAAGAAGACGCCGTGGAACTCCAGTTTACGGTTTCCGGACAGCGTGTCTACAACGCGGGGCGTAGCGACCTTTCCGCTATCGCTGAAAAGTCCGCAACTTCCTTGAAAGTAGATGACGCCCGCGCCTTCTTCGTTGGACAAAGGATCCAAAACCTCACCAAGAAAGACGATAATGCGGAAGCTGGCTATGCCGTAACAGCCATCAACGAAGATACGAATACGCTTACTATTGCTCCCGGCATTTCTTCGGCGTGGGCCGTAGATGACGTGATTACGTGGTGGATGCCTTCCGGGACGCCTGTAGGTGATGAGGTTGAAAACAGGGATACGGTTGTTTTTGTTGCAGGGGAATCTCTTGTAATGCTTCCCGGTTCTCTGAGTATCGGTACGCCTGTCGGACGAATTGCGACAGTGGGCACCCGTTTCCCCGGGCAGGGTATTGATACGACCCGAAACATAACCATCGATTATACCATGCTGGCTACGAATGACGCGGCTGTCCGTCTCCGTGACGGATTTGAAGGTACTGAACAGCGTTTTGATGCCGTCATGGGCAACCGTCAGGGACGCAAGATGGCGGCTGTTGGGCCGCGTATGAAGCTTACGACCGCTAGCGTGACGTTCCAAGACCCTGCGGTAACCCTTGCCAGCAATGGGCGCTTCCTTGGCATTAAGGGCGAAGACTCGCTACAGCTTATCCTTGAATAGTACATGCCGTGCTCGTCTGCGGATGAATCGCTAACCATCAAAAAGGAAAAAAGATGAAACTGTTGACCCGTGATACCATGACCGAATCCAAGATGTTTGAGCTTGACGGAGACGCCTATCTCTTCGCCCGCCCGCTGTCTGAGACTGAAAAAGACAAGCTTCGCATCGAATCGCGTAGGTTCAAAGCTGGTGAGACGCGAACCGAAGAAGCGGTTGAGCGCAAGTACCGTGCGCTGTATCTTGCTACTTCCATTTCGTCTTGGAACGGCATTGAAGACGCCAACGGAAAGCCGATTGAATGCAATCGGGAGCGGATCTTTGAACTTTGCGATACAGCACCCGAGACGATGGAAGCCTTTTATGCGATGGTTTCCCGCGAATTCATGTACGTTGAAAAGGATTCTGAAAAAAACTCCGGGAATGGGCGGAACGCATTGCCCACCGCCGAATAAGCTGCGAACAGTGCCGCCGTGCATATCGTGATAGGGAACCGCCTTGTGATGGCTGCAATCAAAAAGATGTAGAACTGATATCCGAGAACATCGATTCCGTGAATATCTGGTGCCTACTTGATGCACACGCAAGGGATTATGCCGGGATGGACGGATGGCCCATGAAGATACGTTTGGAAGCGGCACGAGCAGAATGTGACCGTTCCATAGACCCTGTTGGAAATTTCAATAAAGTCTTGCTGTTGGAATCTCTGATTTACCCTATCCGTTACAAGCGCAAAAGCAATTCGGCGAAATGACGAAATCCCCGGCGGCGAAAGCTGACCGGGGGTTTTCACTTTGCGCGTAAATAACGCCCAACATCGAAAGATTTCTTTCAAAAATAAACCAAGAATCTTTCTTGAATTCCGGTGTCCGGTCGCTGATGTGGTTCTTCTCTGCTACACATTAGCGACGCGGGCACATCCACATTTAGCAGTGAGATTGTGTATGTCCGAAATGCATATTTTCGAGAAGGCTGAGTTTGGGAAGGTTCGGGTTGTCGAGCGCGAAAGTGAGCCGTGGTTTGTGGCTAAGGATGTGTGTAGCTGTCTTGAACTGGGAAATGTTGGGCAGGCATTGAGCTATTTGGATGTAGACGAAAAGTCATCCATTGATCCCAACATCATTACTGCTGATGTTGGGTTTGACGCCATGATGAAGGATGCTCATACTCCTATGCGTTCAGTGATTCCAGAAGCAGGACGCGGGGGCAGGCCCCTCAGTCTTGTTTCCGAACCCGGCCTCTATTCCCTCGTTCTCCGTTCCCGCAAGCCGGAAGCCAAGGCGTTCAAACGGTGGGTGACTCATGATGTCATCCCCTCCATCCGCAAGCGCGGCCTATACGCTACTCCCCATACCGTTGAAGCTATGCTTGCTGATCCCGATACGGCTATCAAGCTGCTTACCTCACTGAAAGAGGAGCGTGCCAAAAGCGCCGCCCTTGCCGCCAAAGTCGAACAGGACGCGCCGAAAGTCCTTTTTGCCGATGCCGTTTCTACCTCCAAAACATCCATCCTCATCGGGGATATGGCAAAAATCCTTGCTCAGAACGGTATCAAGATTGGACAGAAGCGTCTCTTTGCTTACCTGCGGGAACATGGCTATCTCATGCAAGCCGGAAGAAGCAAGAATATCCCGACCCAGCACAGCATTGAAAAGGGCCTCTTTGAAGTGAAGGAATCCGCCGTGACCATGCCGGATGGTTCTGTGCGCACCCGCATCACTCCGATGGTCACAGGCAAGGGGCAACTCTACTTCGTCAAAAAATTTCTTTCTGCCACCACGCCCGAAGCCGCCTAAAAATTCCCCTTCCCCTCCCCACGCGAAGCCCCAACCGTCTTGTCCTCCCACGGTTGGGGCTTTTTATTCTTATTCATCTTCATTTACGTCCAGATACTGTTTTTTGTCTTGCATACCACTCATTCATCGCATCTCCCCCCATTTCACGTTTCGTTATTCTATCTGACCAGTTGCGAATTAGTCGTTATCTTCATCATCTTCCGGTAATGCAGGATTCAGGGCAATGTATTCGGGAAGGAGAGCGATACTCCCGCATTCGTCGTTCATGTCGCATCCCTTGAAGCCGAGCTTATGGGCAAAGGCGATCCGCATGGCCTGAGCTTCCCAACCCGCGTCATCCTCGTCCATTCCGAGAATGGTTACCCATTCTTCCCGCTCTTGAAAGTCCAGTTCTTCCGAAACTACGGCTTGCCAGCATAGATCAAAATGGATTTCGTCTATCCCGCGCTCTGCCATAACTTCATGTAGAGCCGTTCCAGCAGCGCCGTCTTCAAGGTACGGAAGGTCGCCATTGGTAAAAATGGCGTTGTCATCTACTTCGCACTGGTAAACATAGTCACCGTATCCCTTTGCTGTTCCATACGTGCGGGCAAAGAACACCGCTCCGAAGTTATACCCTAACCCGGTTCCTGAGTTAGAAAGGCTGAGGTGTTCAATCATGCTTCCGTGGTACAACTTCATGGTGTTTTTCCTTTTAATTCGATTACCCTATGAAGTAGGTTGATGGTTAGGCCCGTCTTGGTGTTGGTAGCACCTTGGCGGGCTGTTTTAGTTATTGCCATTCCATACAAAAAGGCGGCTCACATGAACCGCCTTTTGCTCTTTGGCTTGTGTTATGCGTAGGCTTGTGCGGCCTTGACGAGAAAGGCCGAACGGGTGAGCCCTCGGGCCTTTGCTTCTCGGTCAATGAGGTTTCGCATGTAGACGGGCATGGAAATGTTGACTGGAACGATATTCTGGTCAAGGAAGTCAAAGTTTACGTCTACCAACATAAGCATACCGCCCTTTGCACTATCCAGTTGAGCCACGGACTCAAAGGAAGAGGGAACGGGAGGGGTTATATCTTCACCTTCCGCCCACAGTTCGACGGCTTCCTGAATATTGCCGGGAATTTCGTCCAACGTATCTGCACCGCTGAAACATCCCGGGAAATCAGGTAGAGTGACGCCATAGGCCGATTCGGGGTCTTTGTGAATAATAGCAATATATTTCATGATAACCTCGACTGAGGGGCCGAAGCCCCTCTCGGTTAGAACTTGATTTTGGATTGTTCCTCAATGTTGTGCAGGGTCCCCGGAGGCAAGTCTTTTTTGGGGTGTGGCACTATGACAATCCTCCCGTCCTCATGCCTTAGTTTCATATGGCTTCCCCTTTGGCTCACCCTGACGAACCCTTCTTTCTCTAGCCTTTTGAGAACTTCCCTGCTGTTCATGTCTTTTTTATACGCAACATGCGCAACAAGGTCAAGAAAAAATACGCATGTTGCGCATAGAACATTGCTTGTGACAGGGTATGAGAAAAGGCGGCCCCGAAGAGCCGCCTTTTTGTCAATCATTTCCCGTCAGAATTTACAGGAGCTTTTCCCCCTTCCACCGGAGTGCGGGCGAACATGGCGAGGAGGTGGCAGCCGCGTAGGGAGAAGATGCGGACCCGGACCGTCAAATTGACGGTGTCGAGGTTTTCAATAACTTGCGTCATGTTTTCGGTGAATTCGTCTGCGTTCCTATCATACAGGCGGCTCAGAGTATCTTCTCTGGCATACCCTAAAGCGCGGGCGATTTCAGATGACTTAAACCAAGGCTGGTTGTCGCGGATGACAGGAGAGAAGGTGAACTCGTTGAAGCAGAGGGAAGCGGTCATAGTGACCTCCTGTTAGGATGTTGAATTCCCCCTTTTCCTGAATAGAAAAAGGGCCGGGAGCTTCAACACCGTCAACAAGAACGGCCCATACACCTTTCCCTTGCGGGTATTGTATAATGGATGGACTCCCGGCCCAAATACAGGCTGGATGATACACCACTCCCAAGACGAAAAACATTCTTGACAGGGCATAAAAAATCCGCATCTGCGGGCGCGGTATCCGCTTGTTGTCGGCTGTTGAAGGCCGTGAGAAGACAACGCCACAAAACGTGGGGAATGTCAAGATATTTTATTCATCACGTAGCATATATGGTACGGGATGAATAAAACAAACCAGTTAAGTCTTATTTTCTAAAATCTCTTTGTATTTCAGCCGCCCTTCTAATGGCATCCTGCTGATCTACTGATGGCATATAATTAGTGGAATCGATAGGTTCAACCTCTTTCCTACAGTGCTTGCAGACTGTAGCTTCCTTCTTGATGATTTCCGCACAATATGGGCATTTTCTTTCATCGTCTCCGGGCGTTTCTGAACGCCCCATAAGCCCTACGATGAGCAAAGCTATAGGCCCTAGAAAGAATCCTAGCAAAAACCAAGAAAAGACACTTCTCTTTTTCGATGAAGCAATGACAGCAGAACCGAAACAACAAGCCAACCACAATAGGCTCAATTCCATCAGTTATCTCCTCTATTCAGTTTCAATATTCTTCTCTTTTTTTCTTAGAACTGCGTTTTTTGCCATTTTTTCTATTTTTTTTATTGAATCCGTTTGTAAATCATCTGGAACATCATCATTTTTTATGATATTTATAGCTTCTATAAATAATTTCTCTGCCTTATCATGT